CGTGATCAAGTATCATGGTCAGGACCATTTGTGTTTGTTGAGGTTGTAGCATAATGCCTATCAATCTATCATCATACGCCAGTATCCAAAGTCATTTGTGTGTTCGCATACAGGTAGATCAATACAAGGCTTCTTCAGGTGGTAGTTATACCAGTCAAACGCTATTGTTTAGTGACAGTCGTAGCAACATTACCATTGGTGGTGAAACTTATTTGCCTCTGGGTAACCTCATGGGCATAACTACTACTACAAGTGAGATTCGCGCCAGTGGAGATCAATTGACTATTACAATAAGCGGCATTCCTGATACCAGCATTGCTGAAATTGTCAATAGTAGATTTAAAGGTAGTTCAGTAAAGGTCTATAGAATGTTATTTGATGCTGTCACAGGTACACAGTTAGCCATCTCAGGTAATCCTGTAGGTAGATTTTTTGGCATAGTCAATAACTACAGCCTACAAGAAGAATACGATGTGGCCACTCGCGTGAGTTCAAATACCATTGTGATTGTCTGTTCAAGCACTGTGAAAATGTTGAGCAATAAAGTTTCTGGACGCAGAACAAATCCTTCTGATCAAAAACAATTTTACCCCAGTGATCTCAGCATGGATCGTGTGCCTAAACTTATAGGCGCTAACTATCAATTTGGAGCACCATAATGTCATGGTTAGATGATTTAATTGATGTAGGATCAAGTGTTCTTGATTGGTTTGGTGGCAATAGCATTGGTGCTAACATTGCCAAGACAGCAGTTACAGGTTATGCTCTAAATAAAGTTACATCCAGTATCAACAAAGACAATGAAAAGGCCAAAGAACCTGATCCAGGTGTTCGCTTACAAGTAGATCCAAGTACAGAACATAAAATTCCTGTTGTATATGGCAAAACATTTATAGGCGGAATACTTACAGAAGCAATCTTAACTTCTAACAATCAAAAAATGTATTATGTTTTAGTGCTCAGTGAAAAAACAGGTAATACAGGACTTGGAGCAGGTGCTGCCAGTACTTTTACCTTTAAGAGCATCTATTGGGATGATTTAAAATTAAATTTTGATGCAGATGGAATCACAGTGGCCAGTGCTGTAGATCGTGCAGGCAATGTAGATACTTCATTAGATGGACTTGTAAAAATTTACTGTTACAATGGAAATAGTTCAAGTCCAGTAGTGCCTACAGGTTATACCAATGCTGGATTGACACCTGCTTATACTGTACTAAGCGATGCTGGAATACCATCAACACAGCGTTGGACATCAAACCACACAATGAATGATTTAATATTTGCCATCATTGAAGTTACTTACAGCAAAGAAAACAAAGTCACAGGTGTAAGTAATGTAAAGTTTGAATTGCAAAATTCTATGAATCAAGCAGGCGACTGCATTTACGATTATATGACTAACACAAGATATGGTGCTGGCATTCCAGCAGGGGAGATTTACAGTTCATGAACTCATTAAACGATTTAAACGGTAGCACAGTCACAGTTGAATACAGTGACTACAGACCTGCAGGCGTTGAATTTAACACTACCACACCAGTCAATCAAACACTTTCAAAACTTGAAGGGCAAACTTATACAGCGCCAGTAGGTATCAATATTATTGATGTAGTTGATTACGCTACCTGTGCTGTAACTTATACTGTAAATGTCAGTGCTCAACCTGGTGCAACTGTTACATGGCCTACAATTCCTGCAGGCTGTACAGTTACAAATCCATCTACGGGTGTTTATAGGATCAACGGCATTAACAGTGCTTACATTTGGAATCAAGTTAAGAATCCTACAATTACACCTGATCCTGATTATTATGGAACTTGGGTCATTACCAGTACTATCAACTATCTTAGTACTCTAAGCAAGTCATGGACTACCACTGTGACTGTGACTAATGTAGTTGAACTTAGCACTCCAAGTGAATTTTGGTTTGTTACAGGCAGTAATTTAATCACAGGCAATCCAACAATGTTGGATACTGCCAATCCAGTAGCAAGTTGGCAACTGTTTGTGTCAGTAAATCCCACAGTGGCTGTTAGTACATTGAGCACAGCAGGCTCAGGTGGAACCAGTTCATTTAACAGCACAACAAAATTATTGACCATTACAGGAACCAATGCACAGATTAACAGTCATCTTAACAGTCTTACATTTGTTACCAATGGAACTCTTGAACAAGACGTTGTTTTTACCTATACTGCTCAGAAAATATCTACACTTGAAACAGATACACAAAGTCAAAATGTAAGGTGTGCATTGATAAGATATTTGTCACCACTGACTGATTTTACCTACAATGAAGACGCTTCTAAACTTATAACAGGCTCTCCATTGGTTACAGATCTTTATGCGGCTGGAACTCCAAGTTATACTGTTACAGTTACACCAAGCATAACATCAGCCGTTAAGACACTGAGTTCAGCAGGCGCAGGTGGCACAAGTTCATTTAATACCAGTACTAAGAGGTTAAGTATTACAGGAACTAAAGCACAAGTTAATAGTCATTTGGCTGCTATAACTTTAGTCCCTGGTGTTGATTATACTACTATTTTTACTTTAACTTATGCTATTACACCTCCAGATGTGCTGTCACCTGGAACGCTGTCAAAGAATCAATTGGCTATTATTGATCAAACTCATGCTGAGGACACTAACTATACTTTATCACGTGATTACCTAATTGGTGTAAGCAATTCAATCTTTGCTACCAATACTCCGCAGATTACTGATACAGACCCATTGGCTACCAGTTATACAATTGGATTGTCAGTGCCTGTAGGTGTAGGAACATTTTCAGCACCTGGAACTACCACAAGCAGAACTTGGACTTACACAGGCACCAAAACACAATGCAATGCTCTGTTTAGTCAGATCTCATTTACACCTGCTACAAATTATTTCTTAAACACCACAATGACTTACACTCAGACAAAGTTAAGTCCTACAACTGTAAGTCAAATAAATCAAGCAGTAGCGTTGAATGGGCCTGATGTTGCTTTTGATATAACATTGCCAGGATCAAATCAAACTATTAGTCAAGATGAAGCACAAACGCATAATGTGCCTTATGCACTAAATGTCATAGGTGTCAATGATGCAGGAACTACAGCACCTACTTACACAATCAATGTCAATGCATTGGCTGGTTGCACAGTTACTTGGACTACAATACCAAGCGGTTGTGTAGTTACAAATCCATCAACTGGTGTTTATACTATCAATAATGTCACTGCTGCCAATTGGTCAACTATTCGTGCTCCAAGAATTAACGTTCCACTAACCTATTTTGGTGTTTTTAATTATATTGCTACAGTCAGTTGGAACAGTGGTGCCAACACGACATCATGGACTGTGACTGCCACAGTTAATGATGATGTAACTTTCAGTCAGACTACTCCATCAGCACAGTCAATTTCAACAAGTGAAGGTGCAAGTCATACTGCACTTTATGGCACTGAGATTACTCGTGTTTATAATACTGCCAATGAAACAGCGCCAAGTTATACCATTGACTTAGCCAATGCGCCAGGCAGTACAGTTACTTGGGCTACTATACCTTCTGGTTGTTCAGTTTCAAATCCCACTGCCAACAGTTATAGAATCAGTGGTATTGATTCAACTGCCAAATGGACCACTGTTAGAGCACCTACAATTCAATTAAACAACTATACTTCAGGTAGCATTACTTACACCAGTACTATTACCTACAGTGGTGGATTGACAAAGAGTTGGGTCACTACTGCTACCATTACCAATGAAGATACGTTAACCAATGCTACTGCTTTTGTCTATTACAGTGGAACTACACAGACTGTAACAGGTGTTCCACAGGTAGTTGATACAGGAGTTCAAACACCTACTTGGACTGTGACTGTTACACCAAGTGATACTACGTCTGTTACATTATTAGCAAGTTCAGGAACAGGTGGTTTAAGTAGTTTTAATGGCACTTCCAAAGTACTGACTATTTCAGGCACAAAGACAGAAGTCAATACACATCTCAGTAATATTAGTCTTAGTTCTGCAACAGGTAGAGATTTAGATTACACAATGACCTATACTGCTACTGCGTCTAATGGTGAAACTTCTACTAAAACTCAAAGTTTAAGTTCTAACAACTATACTGTTTTAAGTGCTGTGGCCAGTAGCATGACCTACACCACAGATCAAGTTCAATATATTTCTGGGAATCCAACTATTACAGACAGTTCTGCAGATGGATCAGGAACTTATACTTTAACAATACAACCAAATCCAACTGCGGCATTGAGTTCTATTGCTCCAGAGTTTCCTCTTTCTGTATCAACATCTAATATAGTAACTATGGATTCATATAACAATATTTTAGTATATGGATTTACAGCATCAGGTACTGGACAATACGGAGTTAATGTTTATAACAATAACACTGGATCACAAATGTCATTTGCGGGAACTCCTGAATATGATAGTGGTGATGATTTTGGCAGTAGTGTTGCAATTTATGGAGATTGGTTAGCCATTGGTGCTTCTGAAACAGCAGGAGTTATTAATAATGGCAGTACCAGTGGAAGTGCAGGTATAGTTTATATTTTCAAATTGATCAGTGGAGTTTGGACTTACCAACAGTCTTTGTATCAGTCTGCTGAGTACGGTGGCGCACTATTTGGAGCAGGCCTGGCCATGTCTAATAATAGATTGCTTGTTGGTGCTCCTGGATTTGGAACTGCTTCAGAAACAAATAGACCAGGTCGTGTATTTGCTTATGAATTGTCAGGAAGTACTTGGAGTTTAAGTCAAACAATAACAAGTTCAGATGTATCAAATAATCTATTTGGTGAATTTATTGCCATGGATGGTAATACCGCTGTTATATCAAGAGCCACAGAAAGTAAAGTTTATGTATATTCAGGATCATCATGGAGTATTCAAACTAATTTACCCTATGCAGGTTTTAGCACATATGACAAAAGTCCTATTGCCATAAATGGTGATACGATTAGCCTACTTAACAATTCTACAGGAAATGTTAATGTTTATTTCCGTACAGAAACTTCTTGGGCATTGCAACAGACTATAACAAATCCTAATACAAGTCCCACAACTGGCGACGCCTTTGGTTTAAGTCAAAGTGTGTATGGAGACCGTTTAATGATTGGTGCTTATCAGGAAGATACAACTGCTACAAATTCTGGAACTGTTTATGTATATCTTCGTGTAAATGGAACTTGGTCATTAGAACAAACATTAGTTGATCCTACTCCAGCATCAAATGAATTTTTTGGAAAAACAATATTTGCTGATCAAGATATGTTATTTGTTGGTAGCATCAATTCTATTAGAATATTGTTTGCAAGACCCACTGTGTATTCCTATAACAGTTCAACAAAGACTTTAACATTGACAGGAACAAGAAGTGAAGTGAATACTGGAATCAATAGATTTTTAATTACACCTACATCAGGTTATGTTAATAATTATGAATTAAGATACAATGCAACTACTCCATTGGCTGCTACATCTCTGCGTAATCAAGCAGTTAATAAGATTTAAGGATCAATTATGTCAACCATAGAAACACTATCAACACAATTTAACGGTGTCATTGACACTACACAGCCTGTTCTAAACAATTTAGAAACCATGTGTAATGCTGCCAAGTGCTGGCTGACATTTGATATCAATGTGGGCAAATGGGCTGTGGTCATTAACACCACAGGCACAAGTGTGGCCAGTTTTAACAATACAAATATCATAGGCGGCATCAATGTCAGTGGAACAGGACTTACAGAACTTTATAACAAAGTTCGCGCTGAATTCCCCCATGTAGATCTCAATGATGAAAAAGATTGGACCAGCATTGCTATTCCTTTAGTAGATAGATTTACCAATGAACGTGAAAATACACTTGAAATGTCATTTGACATTATCAATGATCCGCTTTGGGTAGAAATGGTTGCATTAACAGAACTTAAACAAAGTCGCGTTGATAAGATCATTGAATTCCGTACTGACTATTCAAAGTTAGGTCTCAAAGCAGGTGATCTAATTGATGTCACTGCTGATATGTATGGATATACCAATAAAGTATTTCGCATTGTTACAATAGCAGAAGAAGATAGTGATGATGGCACTATACAACTCAGTATCACAGCCTTAGAATACGATGCAGATGTTTATGACTACAGTGATTTAAATCTTTACGAACGTACCAGAGCCAATGGCATTATACCTGCTACCACAAACTTTGCTGTAAAAAGTAGCGACAACTACGCAGATGTGCCATTAGATCTAAGTGCCATTGCTAAAGCATTGGGATTGCTGTTAGTGTTTAACACAGTTACAGGACGTTGGGAACTGAGTCAAGCAGGACAGAGTGCAAACATTGCAGGCGATAGTGCTATCATTGAATGGATATTCAATCCAGAATTTAATGAAAGAAATATTAGCGGTACAGTTTACCAATTAGGTTATGATGATGGTGGTAGAGACTTGGATATTCGTTGCCGTATGTATTATCCAAATATGGGTCAAGATACTGTTGATAAATGTTTAGGTTTTACTGGAGAACCAGCAGTTCCTGGCAATGACGGAGTCAGTCAATTACAATGGCCTCCAACTGGGGTTCCTGTGCTATTATGGGGCGGTGATAATACAGGTACAGGTAAAGAACAGGTCTATGTTAATATTGAAAGACTTAAGGATTTATATCCTACTGAACAGTATTTCATTGTAGAATGTCGCGGCAATTGGTTTGGAACTCCAGGAAGTCGCCCTATAGGTGTGGCAGCAACCATGTATGAAGGTGGAAGTATTACTGTAGATGCTCCAAATTTTTCTTTTATTAATACAGGTTATAGCAAAATTAGATACATCACAGGTACTTCAACATTCATTGATAGCAACGCTTCTGGAAATGCAGGCGCTACAACATCTGGCGATTTGATTGGCTACTTTATATTTGATGCTCTAAATGATGTAGGACAGTTTAGAACAGACTTAACTGGCTTATAATAGGCCATTTGATAGGGTTTAAAACTACACCTGATAAATACACTATGGTCAGTGCCTTAGCATGATCACATTCCCTTAGGAGCCCGCAATGCCTGGTGTATTAAACTTCCAACAATATATTGGAGGACCTGACTCAGTTCAGGTTGAAAATATATTCCCCTCAAATCAAAAAACCCTTGTCTATACCTTTAAAAATGATGCTGGCACAGCAGTCAATATCACAGGTTGGACATTTGCCGCAGACTATCAAACTATTGTGGTTGATGAGATTGCCTTTAACAGAACAACCAACAAGCCCAACTTTGCCAATTCAACTGTAATAGGTTCATTTGCTAAGGTTGAAGTATCAGGAGCCACAGCACCTGCTATTCTTGTTGCTGCCAATGGCACAGTCAAAGTTCATTTACCAGCCGCTATGTATGCAGGCCCTATTATTCCAGACGCACGAAAGAACGTGCCAATTACTGTATTTTCCCTGACATGGACTGATACTTCTACAGTTCCTCAAGTTCAAAGTCATCGTTGGGCATTGGTCCAATGCTGGGAACCAGATGTAACCATAGGTGATCCAACTGGTGCTGTAGGCTACACAGCCCTTTCAGTATAAGGGGCAAGTCATGGCCTATACTATTACCATAGATGAGGTAACATCAGCCATTGATGTTACCAATGCAGTTCAATCAATTGAAATTCAAGAAGTTGTCAATGACATCACAGTAACCAATTCTATTACT